GTCAAATACTCCGTAAGAAGTACCACCAGCTCCGTAAGAATTCATAGAAGCTAACATGTCATCCATTGCTAACGAAGTAGCTCTGTTTACAAACATCATGTTTTCTTCAATAGCACCTTGCTTGTCAAACTCAGCTAAGATAGCGTCAAATTCAGCTAAATCAGTAGCAGCATTAACACCAGTAATACCTGAAGTTACATTACCTCTATCTTCGATAGCAGCAAATAAACCTTCAGTACCAGCACCGTTTAATCCAGCATCAGCAGCGCCTCTAACCTGACTGTTAGCACCAAATCCAATAATAGAATTAGCAGCAGTTTTCTCAGCTTCTAACATAGTCATCTCTAAGTGATCGTTAAAACGAGCTCTTGTATCAGCTTCAGCTTTTAAGTACCATAAGTAACCAGCTTGTCCGTCTTCAGCTGCAACTTCGATCCAACCAACTCTAGAAACATCAGAACCTGATACTTCGTAGTAGTCTTTCATTATAATTGGTTTGTTGCTAAAAGATTTAAACGTAGGCTCGTTAGCACCTCTTGAATCAGACTTGTAAGTACCAGTTTCGTCAGCATAAGAAGCTCCTTTACCGAACTCAGAACCAATAACTAATACAGTTGCTGCACCGTCAGATAAAGTCGATAAAGCTGCTGTAGCGTAAGGCTCAACAGAAACAACGTTTGAATTAGGAGTTTCAACAGCAATAGCTTTAACTACAACACCAGCTTGCGCTATTAATAACATATCGTTAACTCTAATTCCGTGCTTTCTAGATGCTGTAGCACCAACTGTTGTATCACCATCGATATCAGCAGTAATTGCTAGCGTACCGTTAACATCACCATCAGCGTCAACTGTACAAGTGTAAGATAAATGTAATCTTGATTGTTCAGACCATACTACTTGATCAGCAGCCATAGCCTCTTCAGCCCCAACTTGTGATAAGAAGCCTGAAATAGTTCTCGGTCCGAAAACTTCAGCTTCTTTTTCCATTAGGTCTGGTAAATATTGTTGTGCCCATCCTTCGCCAGCTGTACCAGCTAAGTCTAGGTAATTTGTAGATAGTGTTTGCTTTTGTGAAGCTGGAACACTATTCAAATTAGTACCATTTGTAATTGCCATAATTTTTTAATTTTAATTTTTAAATTTATTGTTTTTAATTTTAAACTTAAAATCCTTGTCCTCGTTTAAGACTCTTGCCGTAAAACCACTTGTGTTAACATTTTCTTGGTGTCCTTGTCTAGGGTCCATGCTTACGTTTTTAGATTTAGCAATGCTTTCTTTCAAAGCATCTGCCTTGCCTTGTTCGTAAAAATGATTAGCAACTTGATCTGGGTTCATAGCTGTAAAAAGCCCTTTGTGATAGCCTTTGGCGTCGTCTATCGTATTGTCTTTAGTCAGAAACTTTCTGATAAAGTTGTTGATATCGCCCTGCTTTTCTTTTAGTTTGTCTGCATCTTTAATATTAAACCTAAATTTCTTATCTCCAACTTCGTATTCAAAACCTTTGAATTTGTCGTTAAAAACGTTATTAGTTTTATTTTTAAAAATTTCAGCCTGCTTTTTACTTCTCTCAAACAATTCGTCTGATTCCTCGTTATGTTTGTTGAAAAAATTAACAGCTTCTTGCTGCTCTTTAGTGAGCTTAGATCCACTCTTAATGTCTTCGTAGTATTTGGATTTTACACTTTCCAAGTGTAGCTTTGCTTGAGCAACTTGCTCTTTCATAGCTAGTTTTTTTCTTTTTATCTCTTTGTCATCATCTTCATCTTCGTCATAAGCAAAGTTATCTTCCATAATAAAGTCAACTTCATCGTCTGATAAATGAGATTTTGTAGATTTATAATATTCTTTTAATAAAGTGTGATTGTCAAGCTCAGAGTAATCTTGATTTAAAGTTACATAATCAGTAATATCTCCACCAGTTTCTTCCATAAAGCTTATAAGCTTTTCAATGTTTTCTGGAAGTGGTTTACCGGTCTCCATAGATTCAGTTATAGCTTCGTCTACAGTTTCTGTTACTTGCTCAACCTCTTTCTCAACACTTTCCTCGCCAGTAATCTCCTCTAATGCTGGAGCTTCTTGTGCTTCTGCTTCCGGTTGTACTTCTTCTTGTTCTTGTGTGGTGTCGGCATTTTCATCGACTCTAACCACTCCCTCGTTGACAGGGTTATCTTCTTTAATTTCATCTTCTTTTGGTTCTATTGGTTTTGTTAAATCAACCTTTGTTATTGTCTCTTCAATGACTTGGCTAGGCTTTGTCATTTTAGCTTTAACTTTAGTAACATTACCTTTAGTCTCGTTACCATCTGGTTGTTTTTCTTTTTTTGCTTTTACTTTAATTTTGCCAGTATCGTTGTCTACGATTGGCTCTTCTTTTTTTGCCATAATATAATATAATAATAGTTAATAAATTTATCTAGGACCAAAGCTAGACATATCTCCAACGCCACCTAGTATATCATTACCTGATGATTCAAAGTTTTTAGGTGGTTTGTTGTTATTTCTTTGGTCTATAAGCTCACTTTGTTGTGAAGCTTGTATTTTTGTTCTTTCGTCTTTACGATCTTCTCTTTCTTTTTCAGCTTGATTTTTACTTTGGCCTTCACCCATTTTTAACTGCATGTTATAATCAAACTCAAGTTGCATTAATTGTTTTTTAATCTCTGCTTCTTGTATTAATTTTTCTATTTCAAACTGTGATTTAGCTTGTTCAACAGATATAGCTGTCGATGCGTTTGATTGTTGTTTTTGCATTTCAAACTCTGCTGACGCTTGTTGTTGCGCTATATTAGCCTGAGACTGCGCCTGCATGTTTTCTTGAGCTACTTGCTGGTCTCTTTTTATTTTCTTTTTTCTACGTATTTTAAGTAGTTGGTTAGCTAGCTTAATATTTTTTATTTCTCTTAAATCAATAGCATCTTCTAGCTCTATATTTTGTTGTCCTAACGCTACTTGAATATTGTTTTCTAGCATTGCTTTTTCTTCTTCATCTGGAGTTAGTTCTATAAATATACCAAAATCGTATAAATGCAGTTGAGTCATTTCAGTAAGCGTTGCTACGTTATGAGCACCTATTTGTTGTACAAAAGCATCTTTTGTTGGAGAGTACTCTATAATATCAGATATTCTAAGTGATAAACAATTGCAAACTTCTGACGTTAAAAATAAGCCAGACTGTAAGATATGCCTTGTAGCTGTGTTGCTATTCGCAGCGGCAAGCTTTTGAACGCCTACTAAAGCTTTTGGATCAGGATTAGCAGCATCTCTAGCTTCGTTCAATCCAGTTACATCTCTTATCATTTGTAAGTAATAGTTGTAGTTACCAATAAGTGATTGCAGCTTGGCGCCACCAGATCCAGATGTTATTTCTTGAATAGGTATTTTACCAGGATTCATATCCCCCTCGCTCGTAAAAGATCTACCAATAACAGAACCTGTTTGGAAGAACATATTTAAAGCTTCTTGTGGGTTGTAATTTGTGCCATTACCTAAATCAACCTCAGCTAAACCATCAGCATCTAAATAAACACCATCTGGTACCATTCTTGACATTACCTGTTGTAGCTTTAAATGCGTTAACTGAATCATATCAGCAAAACCAGTTATACGTTTTACTAAGGAGTCTATTCTACCTTCATACATTCTAGGTGCTGTTATAGCGTAATTCATTTTTACTTTAGTAAAATCACTTTTAGGTCGCATCATGTTTTTAGACATCTCCCATTTTATAAGCTTTTTAGTACCTAGTATTAAAGCACCTTCGTATAAGCACTCTATTTTTCTAGACTCTTTACTAAAGTTCTCTGTGTTTTGAGCTTCAAATGAATCATCTTTTTCGATAGCTTTGTCAGCACCGCTAGCGCTTTCTTTTATTTTATAAACCTCACTCATGTAGGTTTTGTAGTTAAAGTATAAAACGTCTACTCTATTTTTATCGTTATCTTCTTCCCTTCTACTTCTATTGTTATTTCTGTTACTACCATTTCTGCCAGTTTTTACAATCTCTTCTAAATCTTCAGAGCTTAAATGAGGGAACTGTTTTATAAGCTCGTTTATAGGTATTGTTTTTACTTCACCAACGTAGTATATATCGTCAAAATAAGGGGAGTCAGTGTGAGAATAAACTAAGTTAACTGGATCAACGTAATCTATAGTAACACCTTCAGATGTATTAAAAGAGGTTTTTACAGCACCTATACCTAATACGGTTAAGTCGTAGTAAAACCTCTTTTTAATTATCGTACCTATTACCAGTCATCAAAACGTTTAAAGCTTGCTCTTCAGCAATCTCTACCGCTTGTTTATAGTTTAGCTGCATGTGCAAGTCTAGCTCTTCTTGAGAGTCAGGTAGCAGGTTTGGTTCTTGATTGAACAAGTCTAACCCAAATTTTTCTTTTACAAAAGATTTTAAATCTTTACTTCTCATGTCCTCCATTATAGAGTTCATATATTCAGTTCTTTTACTCACGCCAAATGGATCTTGCGAATAAGCCTTTATATCATAAACTCTATCAGACATACCGTTTACTACAATATCTACAAACTTAGAGATAATAGGAACAGGTTTCCAGTCTAGATTAAGATATGACAGGTCACCGTTTATAGATAACTCATCTTTGTACTTTTGTATTGATTGTTCGCCTCTAGCATAAAGCCTTAGGTTACGAAACTCATTTTTGCTATTAGTATGTCTATTTGTTTGACTGTCTTCATCGAACCACTCACCCTCAATAGCTTGAGCAACTTTAAGTCCGTACTCATAACTTATTTTTTCTGCATCGCTTACTACTTGACTTGGAAAATTCCTCATATTAGTTCTTTATTATCTTTGAAGTGCTACCTCTATTTGAATACTTGGCTACACTTATATTTAATTTTGGTTTTTCAATCTTAGCATTAGGAGCGTATAAATGTCTGTTGTTTGCCATTATGGCTAAACCAGAACTTATTGACGCATCATGCTTTGTTCTTTTGTTTATATCAAATCTACTCCAATCGTTTAGAAGCTCATTAAAATATAAATCTCCAAACGTGCCATCTTGCTTCATGCCTACGTGATCTTGTATATACATCTCAATCGCAGCGGCGTGTGCTTGTTTTATATCTTCGCTAGAGTTAGGTATACCACCTATTTCTTTCTCTGCTACAGATAGTTTGTTCCATATCTTGTCAGGTCTATTCATACTAAAACCCCTATATCCTCTACGCCTCAGATAATACAAAAGACGAGGTTTATTGTTCTCTGCGAGTATAGGCATCCCGTAAAATACTAAAGCCATTAGAACGTCCTCAAAGAAGATCTCGGCTGTTGGTGGTCTTGATAGGTATTCTAAAAAGAAACAGTTTGCCGGAGCATCTTCCATGCTAAACCTTGTTAAACCGTGTAAAGCTCCTTTTGATCCTTCACCATCTACTGTACCTGATATATCGTAACTATCACAACCAAAAGCACCCATATGCTCATTACCTGGGTATTTAATACCATTTTTAAGTATTACTCTGTTTTGTATTTGTGATGGTGGTACCCAGCTTACTTTAAA